GGGTTGATACGGAAACACTTTGTATTTCTCAACCAGACAGCGGTGAAGATGCGTTTCGACTGATAGAAGTATTGGTAGAATCAGGCCAAGTTGACCTTGTGGTGGTAGACTCCGTGGCCGCACTTATACCAAAAGCTATTTTAGAAGAGGACATCGGCAAAGCCACTATGGGTGCTCTCGCTCAGCTTATGTCCAAAGCCTTAAGCAAATTAAAGGGCAAATGCAATAATAGCGGCACTACTCTGGTGTTTGTAAATCAGCTTAGGGAAAAGGTAGGCATGGTCTTCGGCAACCCAGAAGTTACGCCTGGCGGCCGAGCGCTTAAATACTATGCCTCTGTGAGAGCAGAGATTAAACGTAGCACTGCTATAAAATCTTCAGACGATACTGTTATCGGCCACCATACTACCATGAAAATAGTTAAAAACAAAGTAGCTGCCCCTTTTAGGGTAGCTGAGTTTGACATCTTTTATGGTACAAAATCGTACCCAATAGCAGGTATCGATGCCGTTTCATCGCTTTTAGATGTAGGCCTTGATGTCGGTGTTATTTCGAAGAGCGGTTCATTCTTCAATTATGATGGCAAAAGTCTAGGCAATGGCGCCCAGAATGCATCCAAAGCTCTTAGGAACGATGAAGTGCTTTTTAATAAGATAAAAGATGAAATATATTTAAAGGCCTTCGGCCCAGACTTCGGCCAAGTAAAGGTCGATGATGACTTAGATGACAAATATCTTGATGATGAGGATGATCCCAATGGCAAATAGTCCAAAATATGATGTTAATGACATAGTGTATTTCAAATCCTCTGCCGCCAGAGGATTTATCGAACCAGTTAAAATCGGCATAGTGGCTAAAATCGATTCTACATGGGTATATGGTCTTAGGTATAAAACCGCCGAGCCAAGTGCGCCAAGAGTATTTGGCGACAGAATTAGCTTAGGTGGTATTGGGTCCCAGCAGGTTTATTATACGGAAGACGAATTCCAGACGTATTGTGAAGCTTTAGGGGTCGCTGAAAGATACTTGGCTGGTCAATTAACGGCGATCCAATCACTTATTTCCGCAAGTTGCGGGGTAACGGGCTAATAAATGACACAGATCGTTTCTTATGATGCTGGCAACACAAATGATAATGATGATGAAAAACCATTCGGAAAATACCAAGAAGAAGCGATAATCTCGTTAGCACTCGACCACCCAGAATTCTTTTCAAATGTCGGGAGATATCTTAAGCCCGACATGTTTGGGCGAACTGAATGCAAATACGTTATGGCGGTTCTCCTCAATTATTACGAAAAATATAATATTATCCCTACAAGGCCTTTGTTAAGAGATATAGTTGAAAAACAACTAACGTCCGACCAGCCTTTTGAGATAGTGTTTAAACTGCTCGATAGAAAATCAGACCCTAGAGAAGTGCCGATCATCAAAGACACTTTAATGAAGTGGGCAAAAAACCGAGCTTATGGTTTAATCTATAGCGAAGAAGCTATACAAGCCTATGAATCAGGTCGCTTTGAAGAATTAGAAAAAATAGTCTCCGAGGCCAATAAAGTAACAGACATAGGCGAAGGTGGCTTTTGGTTGCTCGACCAATACGAAAAATTATTTCAAGCAGATGCCATAGATCACCGAACCACTGGCTTCCCTAGGTTAGATCGCATTTTAAATAATGGTGGCCCGTCGCCCAAAGAAGTCGTATGTTGGCTGGCGCCGACTAACACAGGCAAATCGATACTCTTGGTCAATAACGCGATATCTTCACTTAAAGGTGCTAATAACGATGGCACAAATGGCCAAGACGTTCTGCTTGTGACTTTCGAATTGGATACTATAAAGACAGCTCTAAGATGTCTTTCAGCTACCACTGGCATTCCACAGGACCAAGTGGCTAACAACCAAGATTATATTAGGAGAGTCATTAATACTATTAAAGACACCTATAATAAGAGATTATTGATATATGAATTCCCTCCAGACGAATGCAGCGTTGACCATATTTATGCTTTAATAGATAATCTAAAACGGAAAGAAGGTTGGAAACCTGACGTGGTTGTGGTCGATTACCTCGATTTAATGGTCAGCCGTAATGCGGCTTATAACAAAGATGATTATACCAGACAGAAACATATCGCCACTGAGCTACGTGGTTTAGCAAAAAACGAAAGCGTATTAGTCTTCACTGCTACTCAGACCAATCGTAGCGGGGGGGAAGGTTCAGAGCCAATTGATTTATCAAAAACCGCTGAAAGTTATGGTAAACAATTCGCACTTGACTATGTAATTAGTTTGAACCAATCTATCGAGGATAAGTTAGAAAAACCGCCTAGAATAAGGTTTTATGTTGCTAAAAATAGAAATGGTCCAAAGAATGAATTAATCACCTGTGAGATTAATTATGACACTATGGTAGTTAAGGAGATGGCCTAATGAAGATGCGCATCATAATTGATGTCAATGTTTCGAAAACATTGGCGCAAACAATGGAGAGGAATGGTTTCAATGTAATTCCAGAAGGAACAGGGTTAGGGATAAGGATCCCAAATAGCCCTGCGATCACAAAAAGCAAAAGCAAGATAACGTTTACTGAAATTGTGGAAGAACCAATCTTAAAGGAGATAAAATGATACCGAAGACCGCCAAGTTAATCAAAGAAGAAACTGCATCGAATACCAAGGTAAACGTCGATGAGCCGAAAGCATGCTCAAAAGCCAAGAAATGTTGCGGCAGCGAGTCAGAAACATACCAAGAAATTGAAATACGTGAGATCAAATGCCTTAATGATTTCGTTGCTATATTGAGATTCGAAGAAGAATCGGTAATCGAAATACCCGATCATCAACGTCTTAAAAACGAAGGCATGGTTATTGGCGTTGGGCCTGGTGTCCCTCCAACTATAAATGCACAAGTTATAATAGGCGATGTTGTAGCTTTTATGCCGCGTAATATAATCACCGAGATTAAAGGTACAAAATACCCCTACGAAGGCAAGACTATTACCATCGTTTCAGAACGCAATATTATTATGACATTAGATCCAATCATCCACAGGTTCGTATAATGCCAGAATACATTTATAGATGCGTTCCATGTGAAGAAAAGCTAGCTGAAGATAATTCTAGTGTCGATGCTGATACGTATGATGCTCAAGTTCTTTTTGAGACAAGTCATAGCATGTCAGCTGCTGGTAAAGAATTATCTGAAGCCCAAAAATGCCCACGCTGCGGCGCATCAAGAGCAGAAAGGTTTTATGGTTATGATAATATTATATCATATGTCAGAGGCAATGGATATTTAGATCGCGCTGGCGCTAGAAGAGACATGCATAAGCACACATTAGTTAATAATGACCCATACGGTCATATGCGCCAGCCTGGAGAAGTCGAAGATTTAAAGATCAAGCTAGACCAAGCAGGTAAACACGACCCAAAACCTAGGCATTTCGTAATGGGCGCAAAAACGACATAATGTATTGATTCATTATGAAGCCAATTCTATTCGCTATCAAAAGAGGAAGACAAGTCGCATACCCAGCCATCATAGGCATAAAACGCGACCAAAAGATATATAAACAAGTCCTTTTTGATAATAGCAACACAAAATGCATAAGCGATATTAGAATAGACCAGTCCAAGATTAAAAAATTATTCGATCATGCGGTTAGCACCAGATGCGCGATAGTAACAAACGATCGCGCATCACTGATCGCCGCCATGGGTTATAGCAATAGAGCTATCGCCGACAACCTTTTTGATCATAATGAAATAATTCATGATACGACTGTCCTCGATGAATTTTTAGCATCCACAGATGCCTCTGTTCAAGAACCATATAAAAAACTATTATTCGACGCTGGGTGCGTTTATGATAAACTTTCAGAATTACCGATTTATGTAAATTATACGCCATTAAAATCTTCTTGGTCGCATGACACATTTACTGGCAGAAGCAAGTGCACAGGTTTTAATATTCAAGGCTACAACATGCCTGATTTCATTACAAGGGACGGGAGTTTCGAGGATAAAGTATTATTGCATTTCGACTGGATCTGCGCCGATCTTAGAATCGCATCGGTAGTTTCCGGAGACGATGAATTGGAATCTGCTTTTAGGCATGGCGATCCATACGAGTATCTTTTTGATCGTGCCGGTGATATGTTTACAGACCGCAAAGACAGTAAGATAGCTCTTCTTAAAGCGATAAATTCTCTCAATTTCGATAGTGGCATATTTGACATATGTTATGGCGACCTAAAGACTTGGCTTATTGAATGTGCGCATAAATTGACTGAGGATGTACCTTTAGAAACTTTATTAGGCCGTAAATTTATTATACCAAAGGAAAAGACAATATTATCAGGCATAAATGGTGTTTTGCAAGGGTCTATAGCTCATGCTATGCAAAACACTATTACAAAAGTTAATGCTTTATTTCCAAGACATATTATATGCGATATCCATGATTCTCTAGTAATGTCCTGCGAAAACGACCGGAGCAGTATACAATATATGATAAATAGTGTAAAATCGATTATGTCGAAACCGCTTGATGGGCTGATAGATAGGGATATTTATTTTCCTTTAAGATACGGCATTGGCAAGAAATGGCGAGAATATAAATACAGTAATATACAGAGGGAACATGAGCAACAAGAAACTGCAGAAGATACGTCAGAGAGCTAAAGAAAAGTCTCTTTTGCGAGCAAAACGTAAAATCGAGGCACAACGTCGCTTTGACGAAGGGCGCAAAGAACATATAAGAAAAACGATCAGGAATAGTATCGTTAACGAAATTACTAATAAGTCATTTAGTAGGGGTAATTGGTCTGGAGTTAAATCATCTAATAGTGATGATGTATTACCAAAGAATAAGACGGTAGGTTTTAACAAGGAATTATTCAGCGATGGAAAACGAGAACCGTGATTGGGTACTGGCTAATGTGCCCCGCGAGCTTATTAATTCATCATTGTTTAAATTCAATGTAAAGCTTCAAGTTATCGAGAGGCTTGATGAAAATAACAAACCCGTCTATAAGGTAATCACTGTCGATATGTTGGCAAATGTCGACATCGATTATGAGACTCTCGAAGAGAATATCTGTGATATTCCAGCCCAATTCGCCTTCTGGTCTGCAGTGTATTCAGAAGTTAGATTAGGCGTGGCAATCGCTGAACGTAAACTCAAAGTAAGGAGGGCCGAAGCGACAAAAGCGGTTCTGGAAGAAGCCAGGACAAATAATGTAAAATTGACTGTTGATCAGATTAAAAGTATCGTTGAAGCTGATACATTATTAACCAAAGCCGAGATCTCGTATAGTGAAATACAGATGAAAGCCGGTAAGCTGTATAACATGGTCGAAGCTATAAAAATGAAAGCCGAATTGGCAAGAACACTGGCTGGTTTTAAAAAATTAGAAAGATAAGGTGCAATATGGCATACGATATTGATGCAATGCGCAAAAAGTTAAATCAGATGACTGGTAAGCAAATGGATGCGGATGAATTCCGCCCCAAGAAGAACGAAAGCACGACAGAGCCTATTAAATATAGATTCTATGTTTTGCCGCCGCTTCTTGAAGGTGATGCTCTTAAAAGCGGTGTGGTGAAAAAAGCGATGGACTTGTTTTATATAAAACATGGTTCACATTGGATAAATAATCGCCCCCACCCATGCCCAAGAGCTGCAGGATCGGCTGAAAAATGCCCAGTCTGCCAGTTCGGGTTCGATCAAATGCGTGATGAGAAAGACGAAGACAAGAGACGAAAGATCCGATCCGATTGGATGCCTTCTGAGAATTATCTTGTTAATGTCTACTTCACCAACTGGAAAGGTAATCCAGAAGAGCTCAGA